GACCTTGAAGTGTCACAACTTGACCGTAATGATGCCGTCATTCGCACATATAAAATCTTCAACTCATTCCCAATTACCGTTTCAGAAGTGGCATTGGCCTACTCAGCAAACGATGTGATTTCAGAATTCAATGTGACGTTCCAATACTCACATTTTGAAGTAACACCTGTTTAATCTTATAACTAGGTAAGACATATTATGGATATTTTTGGGTACACCATTAAGCGGAAGGAACCGGCACCAACAGAACGTTCGTTTGTGCCTCCTTCCGACGAAGGGGCACTTGATACCATCAAGGCGGGTGGGTACTATGGTACCTATCTTGACTTGGAAGGTGCCGCTAAAAATGAATCAGAACAAATCAAACGGTATCGTGACATTTCATTAATGGCAGATGTTGATGCCGCCATTGATGATGTGGTAAATGAAGCCATTGCCAATCTTGATAATGAACCACCTGTGACATTGGATTTAAAGAATGTCAAGGTGTCATCCAGCATCAAGAAGAACATCGAGCAAGAATTTGAAAACATTCTTGACATGATGCAATTTAAAAATAAAGCACAAGATTATTTTCGTCGTTGGTACATTGATGGTCGGGTTTATTTTCACAAAGTCATTGACACAGCAAAACCCAAGCAAGGGTTAACTGATGTTCGATACATTGACCCACGAAAAATTAAAAAAGTTCGTAACGTCATCAAAGAAAAAGAACCCAAAACTGGTGTTGAATTTGTAAAGAGTACTGAAGAATTTTTCTTGTATAATGAAAAGGGTATGCACATGACCCAAAACATCACAGCTTCCACCAATGTGCAAGGATTGAAGATTACCAAAGATGCCATTTGTTATGTGCCATCAGGGTTGTTTGATGTAGATAATCAAATGGTTCTTAGCTATTTACATAAAGCCATCAAGCCTGCCAATCAGTTGCGTATGATGGAAAATGCTCTTGTGATTTATCGTTTGGCTAGAGCACCTGAAAGAAGAATTTTCTATATTGATGTCGGCAACTTACCCAAGTTAAAGGCAGAACAATATCTGAAGGACATCATGAATCGTTATCGCAACAAGTTGGTGTATGATGCCAACACCGGTGAAATTCGTGATGACAAAAAGACGATGAGCATGTTGGAAGATTTCTGGTTGCCTCGTCGTGAAGGTGGAAAGGGGACGGAAATTTCCACTCTTCCTGGAGGACAAAATCTTGGTGAAATTGCCGACATTGAATATTTCCAACGCAAGTTGTATCAAGCATTGAATGTTCCCATTTCACGTTTGCAACAACAAGCAGGATTGAACTTTGGTCGTGCAGCAGAAATCACTCGTGATGAATTGAAGTTCACAAAGTTTGTAGGTAAGCTTCGCCGTCAATTCAGTTTAATGTTTGCCGATTTATTGAAAACACAATTGATATTGAAGGGCATTATTACTGAACAAGATTGGATGCAAATGGCAGATGATGTGGAATATGTGTTTGCCCAAGATGCCTACTATACAGAAAGCAAGGATCAAGAAATACTTCGTTCACGTGTAGAATTGATAGCTCAAGTGGATCCATATCTAAACAAATATGTGAGCAAGTCATATATTCAAAAGAAGATTATGCGGTTGTCTGAAGAAGAAATTTCCGACATGGATTCAGAAATGAAAGCTGATTTGGCTACAAATCCTCCAACAGAATCTACACCTCCTACTCAATAACAGAGGAATAATATATGTCAGACCTTAACGAAAATGTATTGGATTTAATTGATAAGATTGATGGCAATGATAACATTGAAGCTGAAAAATTATTCAATGACATTCTTCAAACAAAAATTGATGCACTACTTGATGCAGCAAAGACGGAAGTGGCATCATCCATGTTCAACACACAAGAATGTGCCGATTGTGATGCAGAAGTAAATGAAGCCTTGAAGGGTGGTCAACATAAGATTGACATGAACAAAAATGGCAAGTTGGATGCCATGGATTTCAAGATGCTTCGTGGTAAGAAGAAAGGCATGAAGGAAGAAGTGGAACTAGAAGAAGGTGCTAAAGAAACACACAAACGTGCATCAGAATTAGCAGATAAATTTCGCAAAAAAAATCCTGAAAAAAGCAAAGTGTATCGAAATCTTGCTATCCAAGCAGCAAAAAGAAGCTCTAACCCAACAGGTGTTTCCACAGGCAAGGGACCAATTGGTCAAGGTAACAAAGCACAAAGAAGAATGGGTAAAACACCAGTACCAAGCCCAATGAGTTCAGATAGAATGCGTGGTTACATGGAAGAAGTAGAACAAATGGATGAAGCTTCTTACTCAGCCAAGATGGCACGTGCTGGCAAGGACATTGGTAAGCCAGGCAAGATGTTCAGTAAGATTGCCGCCAAGGCAAGTCGCAAATATGGTAAAGAACGTGGCGCCAAGATTGCAGGTGCCGTATTAGCCAAATTACGCAAAAAGGGTAAGTAACATGGACGAAGCCAAAATGACGGATGCCGACATGGCACAGCGCGAAAAAATTGTGAAGTCAATGAAGAAAAACTTCAAAGATTTTCGCAGTCGTTATGGTGCTCGTGCAAAAGAAGTGATGTATGCTACAGCTACGAAGATGGCAATGAAGGAAGAAGAAACCATTGAAGAAAACAAATATAGTTTGCCAGCTGGTAGCATGAAACCTGAAAAGCCAGT